CGCGCCCAGCCCCGCTGAACTAAAGCGCGCCGTCTTTTTCGCTGTCCTCGGCCCACCACTCGCCACCCGTCGTCCAAGCTAGAGACCTGCCGCCTGCACGAAGAGTGCGTCCAGCTCAGCGGCATCCAGGCCGATCTTCTCCCCCAGCAGCACCACGAAAGGCGAGTCCCTCTCGTAGTTCGTTGCGTCGTTCCACTCAATGTCCGCCGCCTCCCGCTGCGGGCTGGGTAGCGCCGCGATGGCATCGGCCACCAAGGCGAGCTTGCCGGCGTTCAAGAGCGCAAGCCGCCCCTGCCTCTTGGTCACCGAAAACGGCACCTGCGGCGCAGCGGCCTTGCCGGTGAATGCGAGGTAGCGCGGGTCGCCGGGGTCGAGGGTGCCCTGGTGCGGGAACACGCCCGGGTCTTGGGCGCACGAGAACGAGGCGACCACCATCGCCTGTTGCGCGTCGGCAAATTGCACGTTGATCAGCATGTCTTTTCCCTCAGAAGGTGAAGCCGTAGCAGTTGATGGTGAAGGTGCCGACGCCCGCGTTGTTCGAGGTCGCAAAGTAGGTTGTTTGAGGCGTCAAGATCAAGCAGTCCGGGTAGGTGCCGCCAACGGTGGTGTTTGCTGCGGCATAGCTCTGTTGCGCCACATAGCCGGGCGTCCCCTGTCCCAAGGCGGTAGGGCATACGGCCGTGCTGATCCCGCCATCGCCCGAGGCGGCCATCGCCGTATTGCCCTTCCAGCGAACCGCGTTCTTCGGCACCGCCCCGGCGATCGACAGGAGAGTGAACACGCTGCTCGTGCCGGCGCCGTTGTAAATGCTCCGGTAGTAGTACACCTCCCGGTCGGTTTGGCGCGCTACGGCAAGAAGGCCGGCCGCAGTCGTGGGCCAGACGCCGATCAGCGCCGAGTGCGTGTAGCCGACAGGCATGCTCGCGCCGCCATACACCTCGGGCGCAACCGCAGCAGTCGCATTCACGCCCAGGACATGGTTCGCGCCGGTGGCCGGGTTGCCGATGGCATACAGGGCCACCCAGCCCGACACTGGCGCCGCGCCGATGTCCATGCCGCCCGCACCGACGGTTCCGACATTGAGCGTCTTGTTGAAGCCCGGGATGCAGAGCCGACTGCCCCCCAGCGCCGACTGCACGACCACCTCGTCGGCGGTGATGACCAGCGACGCCGACGCGACCGTCTGCGCCGCGCGAAAGTTCCGCACCGATCCGACGACACCAGCGACTTGAGCGACCTGCGCCGCATGTCCTGATTTCGTACCAGGCGCAACCTGGAGCGCAGCGCCTGTGCACTCGACCAGAATGAACGAGTTCAGCGGCGCGCTCCAGATCACCATGCAGCGGCCATTGGCGACAATCTCGCCGCCTTGCAGTGCGACTTGGCCACCGCCGACAACAGCCTTCGCGCCGAGGCCGCTGACGTTCAGCGTCGTCGGGCCGGTGTTGGTCGCGGCAGCCTTGAACCATAGGACCATGCCGTCCGCCAGCGCGGCAATCTCCATCGTAAAACTCAGTACGCTCGCGTTCGCCACGCCAGCGTCGGCGCCGATCAACACGGCATTGCTGCGGATCGCCTGCAGTAACTGGGTGAAGACGGTGCCGTCGAGCGCGATCCCTGCCGCCTCCACCACGCGCGCAACCTCTTCCTGCAGGTTGTTGGGCCAGTCCGCATTGAAGTCGGTCGCCGCCACGCCCAGCGGCAAATTGCTATTGCGAAAGCCGTGCTTGCCCGCGCCAAAAAGGTCGGTGGCTTTGGTCGATGTGTCGATGCGTTTCATGGTCTTACTGGTAGGCGAAGATCACCTGGGTATGCGCGGGCTTGCGCTCGCGGATGGGGCACTCGACCAACGATGGCTGGTACATGTCCAACGCCGCGTTGCAGTTGTCGTTGCAGTTCATGAGGCGCTGCTCTCCCGCGCCGTGAGGAATGTTGACTCGCCACGTGAAGCTGTCGCCTTCGCTGATCAGTGCGTCATTGCAATCGTCGTTGCAGTTCATCGGGCGGAACTCGGTGACGGTCACACCTGGTTCGCCGAGCTGCTCGGCCAGGCCGATGAAATACGGGATCGACTGCCCGCCCTGTTCCGTCAGCCGCTGCGCCGCGATGCGCTGGCGGTCCTGCGTGGTCAGTGCGAGGCCGGCCATGCAGTCGTCCGGCAGGCCAAGAAAGCGCTCCCAGTCCGGCAGCATGTTCGTGGCACGGGACGGGTCCCATTCGATCAGCAGTGCCTCGAAGCGCAGTTGCGTGGCCAGTAGCACGGCTGCGATAGCTTCGAGCAGCGTCGTGAATCGTGCGCCAGGATCACGCGGCAGCGCGCGACCTGGCGGAAGCAAGGCCTGCAGCGCGGCGAGCCATGCAGCGAGCGTCATGGGAGCCATGTGATCGGCCCCATCGTTGAAAGATAGCCAGTCGGGTTCACAACGTTGGCAGCAGGCGCGACCAGCAGGTGATCGAACTCGCCGGGCGCGATGCTCACGGCCTCATTCGCGCGGGACCAGAGAATCGTGCCTCCCGGCACCGCATCGCGTTGGAGCATCGCGGCCAGCTCCGCTTCAACTGCGGCGCGCACGGCAGGCGTATCTGGAGATACGCGGATTTGCCAAGGTATCGGCGCGGGAACCGGTGCCACGGTGTACACGCGAGCCGTGACAGGTCGCACAGTCTGAAAGTGCGCCTGCACCGTCGCGACCTCGCCGGCATCAGGGATTGGCGACGCGTCGAGGTCGCGCAGGAAGCGCACGACGACCGTGCCGCGGCCTTGCTCATCGGGATAGGTCCAGACACGCGTAACGCCGGCGATCTGCTTCGCCCACTCAACGTAGTCGAAGTCGGCACCGCCTTGCGGGGGCTTGCGGACCCGAGCCAGGATGCGAGCACGGTAGGGCTCGTGATCTTCGGTGTCGGCGCCTCCGGCCAGTGCCGTCGACGCCGTGGCAACAGCGTTCACGCCAGCGATCGGGCTCATGAGATTCAGCGAAAGGCCGACCGTCGCGTTGCCCGCCTGGCCGGGCAGCACCGATCGTGCTGGCGCAGAGGCAGCGCCGAGAACGATGGTGACATCCGCCGTCGTTTTGTAGAGCCAACCGTCTGCCCGGCGAATCTGTGTCCCGACCGGGACGACCGCGTCGTTGTTGCCCGTGAACGCGACGGTGCCCGATGCCTCAGCAGCCGAGGTGCGTGTCACCCTCCAGCGCGCGCCGTGCCAGTCCAGATACTCGACATCGCAGATGTCGGGCCATGCCTGGCGATTCAAGTACTCCGCGTACTGGTACAGCGCAGAAAGTGCGCCCGCGACAACGCGGTTGATGACGCCGATGAGGCTGCGCCGCACGCGCACCAGCAAGCCTGGGAGGCGGCTTTCAAACTCGGTGGCGCCCTGGTCGATCAGTTCCGGCAGGGTTGGGCGATTGAAAGGCATCAGGCCGGTTCCTCGAAGGTTTCGCCAGCGAGGCGCCAGACCTGCCGTTGATCGTTCCATTCGAAGCGGAAGCGCCGGCTGCCCTCGGCCAAGCCGAGCACGACGTCGACCACCAGCCAACCCATGCGGGGAATGAAGCCCGCGACGTCCAGGCGTTGAGCCAGGCCATCGTCAAGCAGCCATTGCAACGCCTCACGGAAGTAGCGCCTGGCGCGCTGGACAACTTCCTGCAGCTGCTTCTCACGCTCCAGCAACCAGACCCGCGAGCCGAACTGGTCGCCGTTGATGACGGTGAAGGCATCGGCCCAGTAACCACGGCGATCGGTGCCCGCGGGCACTTCGTGCGGCTGAGCCGTCCGGTCGGTGAGGAGAGACAGCACCACCGCCGTCAGCAGCGTGTCTTCCTGCCCAAGATCCAGCCCGACGACGTCAATGTCAAAGCCGCCGATGTCGGCATTGAAGGTCAGGGCGAGATCCATATGCGATGGAGTCTCGGGCGTGAGTGCCTATGGCACTTCTAAAGCGCTTTAGAAAGTCAATTGACCGGATCGGTCAACACGCCGACGCCGAGCACAAGGTGTTTGTGCGAGTGCGCGATGTCCTTGCCATCGGAGGTGATCGTGCTGCCCGTGAACTTCGTTGTCGAGCCCTGATAGTTGCTCGTGACGTTCGAGAAATTCATGGTACCGCCATTCATCGTGGCAACCGCCGCGCCCACGCCGCCAGTCACACCGCCAATCGTGAGCTGCATCGACTGCAGCAGCTGCGTGGCTTCCACGCGCGGCGTCTCGAAGCGAATGAAGTTGTCGGCCTTGAAGGTGATCGACGGCGTGTCCTCGAAGACGATCGGCAGGCCCGCGCCTTTGACGACGATGCCCTCGGCTGTGAGGTGCACGCTCTGGCCGAGATGGTCGTAGACCGCCACCTCGCCGCCTGCCATCCCCTTCATCCGGTACCGGCGATCGTCTATGCCGATGACGATCATGTGGTTGGTGCTGCCGCCGATCGATAAGCCGATGCCCTCGGCGCCCGGGAAAGGCACCGAGGTGAAGCCGTAGTTCTGTACGCGCTCGACCTGGTCGCGCACAAGGCCGTCGTAGGCCTCTACCTGGTGGGCCTGCATCTTCGAGTCGTCGTCGACGAGCTTGAGCACCACGCGCATGAGCATGCGGCGCAGCCGGCCCTCGGTCGCGCGCAAGCGGGATTCGCTCATCGGTATTCCTTCGGTGCGTTGAGATCCCACGGTGCCGTGTAGCCCCCGTCCTTGTCCTTCTTCTTTTTGTGTTCCTTCTTCGTCTTGTCGTTCAGGCGCTTGCCGAGCTTGCTGCGGCCGATGCCCTCGATCAGCTCGAAGGCTTCCGGGCGTGCAAAGGTGATCTCAGTCGTAGCGCCTTGCTCGCTCAGGTTGTAGTGACAGCCGACGATCAGCATGGTCTGATCCAGGTTCATGCGCTCGCTCTTGATCGGCGTCGTCGTGTTGGGCTGCCACAGCTCGCCGCCGATGCCATCCTTGCCCGTGCGCCAGCCCACTAGCGTGCACGTGCCGCGCTTGCCACGGCCCATGCGCACCTTTACCTCCCATGCGGCGCGATCCTTCAACGACGCGTTGTCGGTGCTGTGATCCGCCATGACGATCAGCGGACGGTACCGGTCGATCTCCGGATCCTTGGCGCTGGCCTTCAGCTGCGCGGCCGCGGCGCCGAACTCGTGGTCGTCGCCGGGCGTCTGCGCCTTGAGCGTGATCTCTGAGAAGCGTTCCTTCCAGGTGTGCGTCGCCTTGAATCGCCTGGCGTTGACACCTTCTTCGATGGCCGCGCCGGCAGCGCCTGTGCCGGCATGCGTCAGGAGCACTTCGCCGGCCGGCGTGCTCGTGCACAGCACCGCACGCAGGCGGCAGGCGCGGTCGATGGCCTCGAAGGCCTTCTCGCCGTCTTCGAGCGAAAAGCTCTTGAAGGTCTCGCCCTGGTCGAGGTTGGGCGAAGTCTGCACCTTAATGCCAAAGGGCGCGGCAATGTCGCTCACGATCTGCTTGAGCGTGGCACCGCGCCATTGGCCCGTCTTGTGGATCGCGGAGCAGTCGACCAGGTCGCCGGTCTTGTCGCGTCCTTCCACGCGGATATAGCTGCTCGACTCAGTCACCTCGGGCTCGTAGTCGTCGATGTAGCCGGTGATCACCAGGTCGTTGTTGATCCACACCTCGCAGGGGAGGCCCTCGCGTAGGCCGATCGGAATGTCGACGCCGGGCCAGCGGTGCGACACCTCCAAGACGAAGCCGCCAGCGATCTGCTCGATGGAACGCTGAATGGAGATGCGCTTCCAGCCGCCGAATCTCTTGCCGTCGACGCGCAGCTCGATCAGGTCGTTCAAAGCAGGATCTCCAAGGTCTTGACGGGAACGAATGCGGGATGGCGAACGCCGTTGCGCTCCACGAGCTCGTCGGCGCGGCTGGCATCCTGGTAGATACGGTGGGCCAGCACCAGCGCCGGGAGGACGGCCACCGGGGTGTAGGCCGAACGCTGGCGCAGCAACTCGGCGCGCTCCGCCACGTCGCGCACTACCGCGGCTCGCACACGCGCCAGGCTGGTGGCAGTGTTGACGTCCGGATCCGTCAGTTCGAGCTCCGCGTCGATCTGCTCGACCAACTGGTCGCGCCAGGCCACCGCCTGCTGTGCCGTCGGCACAACCTGGTCGGTGATGGCGATCGCCAGGACGCGGGCCTGCGTAGTGATGGCAAGGCGCCGCTGCAGGGCGCCCAGCGCCACGCTGTTGATCAAGGTGCGACTCTGCGTAGAGCGCATGGCGGGGCTGGCCTGCGTGTCCTGCGCGGCTGGTGCCGCAATGCTGGCGCGATGTGCAACGCTGTAGTCGCGTAGGCTGCTCAGGATGCCCGAGGGCGGATCGTCGGCGCGGGTAGACACCGCCAGATCCATGTGCAACTCGCGCAGCGCGGAAACCAGCTC